AGGGTGTTGATGTGTGGACGTTATTTTGGGCCCAAAAGTCCAATTCACAACCAATTGAAAATCAGTAAATTTGTAAAATATGCCCGGCGGAAGACCACCAAAACCAACCAACCTAATCAAAGCGAACGGAACGTTCAAAAAACACCGTCACGCCGACCGATTGGAATTGCCAAACGCAACACCGACGATGCCGTTCGTGTCGGGCGATGTGGCGACGCAAACGTTCGCGCATCTGTCCGAACGTCTTTCACGGTTGGGCGTGTTGTCCGACCTGGACGGTTACGCATTGCAAATGTTGGCCGATGCGTGGGAAGATTATACCGCCGCGCGTGACGTGGTCCGTCGGTTGGGCGCGACCTATGAAACCATCACCGAAGCCGGGCAAATAATGATTCGCCCACGGCCCGAAGTCGCAATGTATCAAAACGCATGGGACCGAATGAAAAAGATTATCGGCGAATTCGGATTGACGCCGTCGTCCCGCGCCAAACTTGGAAAGAAGGACGAAGTCCAGGACGTTGACGATATGTTCGCATGAAATACCATTTCGACCCAACCAAAGCCGCGCGCGTCGTTCGATTCATCGAAACGCAATGTTCCCACGTCAAAGGTGAATTGGCCAAACAACCGTTCCTTTTGGAACAATGGCAAATCGATGACATCATCAACCCGTTGTTCGGGATGGTGGATGAAAACGGAATCCGTCAATACCGAACGGCGTTTTTGATGTTGCCACGGAAAAACGGGAAATCAAATTTGATCGCGGCCATTGGTTTGTATCTTTTGTTCGGCGAAGGTGAACCCGGCGCGGAAATCGTGACGGCCGCCGCCGACCGGGGCCAAGCCGCGATCATCCACGAAATCCAAAAACAAATGATTTTGAATTCGCCCGAAATGGCGAAGCGTTGCAACGTTTACCGAAATTCCATCGTTCTAAAAAAAGACGCGTCATTCATCCAGGCCCTTTCAGCTGATGCGGACACCAAACACGGGTTCAACTGTTCGGCGGTGTTGTTCGACGAATTGCACAGTCAACCCAACCGCGAATTGTGGGACGTGTTGAACACATCTACCGGCGCCCGACGCCAACCGTTGGTGTTGGCCATCACGACCGCCGGACACGACAAACAATCGATTTGCTACGAGGTGTACGATTACGCATTGAAGGTTCGCGACGGCATCATCGACGACGCAACGTTTTTGCCCATCGTTTACGAAGCGCCATCCGATGCCGACATTTTTGATCCAAAGATTTGGGCGATGGCCAATCCAGGGTTGGGCGTCACTATCAAAAACGATTATATGTTGACCCAAGCGCAAAAGGCCAAAACATTGACAACGTACGAAAACACGTTTCGCCGTTTGCATTTGAATCAATGGACGTCGTCAGAGGAAAAATGGTTGTCCGACGACGATTGGATGTCGGGCGTTGAATCGTTGCCGGACCTTACCGGTCGCGAATGTTTCGCCGGGTTGGATTTGGCCGCCACCGAAGACATCACCGCATTGGTGTTGTTGTTCCCATTGGACGACGGCAAATTCGCGGTGTTGTCGAATTTTTGGGTCACAGATTCCGCGGTCGACAAACGGCGCGGCCGCGTTGGCGCGGACTATTCGGCGTTTGTGAAATGCGGCGAATTGAAAGCCACGCAAGGCAATTCCACCGATTACCGTGTGTTGTTCAACGACATCAAAGCATTAGCCGACCGATACAAAATTCGACAAATCGCATTTGACCGCTGGAATTCGTCAACCATCATCCCGGACATCGTCGACCACGGAATTGAATGTTTGCCGTTCGGGCAGGGATTCGCGTCGATGTCCGCGCCCATCAAAAACCTGGAAGTCGTTGTCCGTTCCGGGAAATTGAATCACGGCGGAAACGGCGTGTTGCGTTGGATGGCGTCCAATGTCCAAGCCAAACGCGACCCGTCGGACAACATCAAATTTGACAAATCCAAATCATCCGACAAAATCGACGGGATGGTCGGTTTGGCGATGGCAATGGGCGCGTACATGATGTCCCGCGAAACCCCGTCGTCTGATTCCGTGTACAATGAACGTGGTATTATCATTTTGTAAATCAACCAATTATGGCGGTCAACTTAAACAAGACGTTTAAATCAGAAATGGCCACGGCCTTTTCGTTTTGGAACGTGTTCATCGAATTCATCCGGGACGGCAATTCACACCGTGAAGCGTACGAATTGGCCGAGGAATTGCACGAAATCGAATACATTCGGCGCCGTTTTGCGTCGTACGATTCGTTCCGAACTTACATCAAAAAGCATTTCAAAAACAACCTAAAAAAGCGCAAACGATGAACGCCAAATATGTGAAGATTTCGCCAAGCGGACACGAAAAAACGATGCAAGAAATCGACGAAGTTTTGTCGGAATTGCGCCACGTTTTGGAAACCAAAAATTTGAATTATGGCGATTCGTTGCAAAACCCAATCCAAACGTTTCACCGTGGTTCGGTCGTGGATGGCATTTGCGCCAGGATGGACGACAAATTGGGGCGCATTCGTCGCGTTGGGTTGTCGGACCAAACCGAAGACACGTTGATGGATTTGATCGGGTACGCCGTCCATTTGGTCGTCGCGACCCGCCGCGCCAATGGTTCGGTCTAAATCTTTGGATGTGGGTGTGTGGTTGTCGGTGTGGGTGTGGGTATGTGAATGGATGGGCCCCCCTATGGGGGGTCCCATACCTTTTCATCCACATCCCCCAACACACCCATCACCATCAACCCCACAAAGCGAATTGAACAAATGAAACCAAATTCCGTTTTTTTCGGTTTGGATGTCGGAAATTTGTTTCATGGATGAACCACGCCCAACGTTTTTGCAGCGAATCAACCCGGTCAATCTGATTCGGTCGTCGACCGTTTCATCGTCATTGACCCGCCCCGCATCGTGGTTGTACGATCTGATGTTCAAAACGAAATCGGGAACATCCGTCACCGAAGATTCGTCTTTGCAATTTTCCGCCGTGTGGGGATCGGTTCGAATTTTATCTGAAACTTTTGCATCGTTGCCGCTTCACGTTTACGAACAAACGAGCGAAGGAAAATTCATTTCAAACGCCCACCCCGTTTCCCTTGTTTTAAACTTTCCAAATAATTTCCAAAACGAATACACGTTTTTTTCTTATTTGGAATCATGCCGCCAATTGTACGGAAATGCGTTCGCGCAAATTGTCCGCAATGAAGCCGGGCGACCCGTCGAGCTGCGCGCAATCCATCCAAAGCGCGTCCAAATCAAAATCGTCGATTCAGAGAAATTTTACGTCGTCGATAAAAAAGGCGAAGCGATCGACGATGCCCATATGCTCCATGTGATGGGGTTGACCCTCGACGGGTTGGTCGGAAAAAGTACATTGACCGCCGCGCGTGAAGCGATTGGAATGGGATTGGCGGCGCAATCATTCGGCGCGCAATTCTTTGGCAACGGCGCCAATTTGGGCGGCGTGTTGATTCATCCAGGCACATTGACCGACGATGCCGCCAAGCGGTTGAAACGATCTTGGGATTCCGCACAGGGCGGTTTGGACAACGCCCACGGAACCGCCATCCTGGAAGAAGGGATGAAATACGAACGGATCGGAATCCCGCCGAACGACGCCCAATTCTTGGAATCGCGCAAATTCCAAATCGCCGACATCGCCCGTTTTTTCCGCGTTCCGTTGTTTATGTTGGGCGAAATGGACAATTCGTCGTCCCGCGCCAACATCGAGGAACAGGGGATTTCATTTGTCCGTGACACCGTCCGACCGATGGTCAAAGCGTACGAATCCGAATTCAACCGGAAATTGTTCCGCGAAGACGAACGCGGCCGCTTTTACGTCCGTTTCAACCTGGAAGGTTTGTTGCGCGGCAACATCCAGTCGCGATACAGCGCGTATGCAATCGGCCGTCAATGGGGTTGGTTGTCCGCGAACGACGTCCGCGATTTGGAAAATATGAACCCAATTGATGGCGGTGACATTTACATGGCCCCCTTGAACATGGCCAACGTTGCCACCGACGACACAATGCAAAATCCGCACGAATAATGCCGTACACCGACTACCCAATCGAGGCCAGCGAAAACGCACAACGCGCGTTGGATTTCAAAGCCGAACGCGACATTGATTGCGGAACCGACGTTGGTTGGGCGCGCGCCAATCAATTGTCGAACCGTGAAGCGATTTCAGACGAAGTCGTTGTTCGTACTTATTCGTTTTTGGCCCGCGCCAAAGTTTACGACACCGGCGAATTTGAGGATTCCGAAGGGAATGTCGTTTGCGGTTCGGTGATGTACGCCGCGTGGGGCGGTGATCCGATGATGGAATGGACCGAAGAGGTGATGGAAGGTTGGAACACCGAAGAGGAATCCAAATTGTCACGCGCCGCCGCCGGTGAATTGTTCGTTGGCGATTTCGTTCGATGGAACACATCCACCGGGTTCGCGTACGGCCGCATCATCCAAATTGAAAAGTCGGGCGAATTGGTGGCCGATTCCGGGTTCACCGTTACCGGGACCGAAGAAAACCCCGCCGCATTGGTTCGGATTTACGACTACAACGAAGAGGAATCCACCTACACCGAACGGGTTCCCGAATTGAACGTCGTTCACAGTTTTTCCACGTTGACAAAGTACGACGACGAACAACGTGGTTCGTCCCCCATTATGGAACGCCGCGCGATTTCTGAAATAGGAATCGAAGGCGGCCGAATGATTCGCGGTTACGCCGCGGTTTTCAATTCCGAATCCGAGGATTTGGGCGGGTTCATTGAAATCATCAAGCCCGGCGCGTTTGACGACGTCATGAACGACGACGTCCGCGCATTGTACAACCACGACCCCAACTATTTGTTGGGCCGCACCAAATCCGGAACTTTGAAATTGTTCGTCGATGCCCGCGGATTGGGTTACGAATACGAATCGCCAAATACATCGTACGGCAACGATTTGATCGTGTTGATGGAACGCGGCGACGTGACCCAATCATCGTTCGGGTTCACCATCAAAAAAGATACCTGGATTCAACGCGGAAACGTGTTGTTCCGATTCATCGAAAAGGTAGGTCGTTTATACGACGTTTCGCCGGTGACCTACCCTGCATACCCTGCCACGTCCGTTGCAACTGTGAAGCGTGAAAGCCACGTCGAACAGGAACAACGGAACCCGAACCGTGTGGACGGTTCAAAAACCGAAACGCCAATCGAGGCGTTCCGGGTTCGTTTAATTAAAAATCAAATCTGAACCAAAATGAATTCAGTACAATTGCGCGAAAAACGCGCTGCTCTTATCGAGCAAATGAACGGTTTGGTCGCTGCCGCCCAAGCCGAAGGACGTTCATTGAACGCCGAAGAAGGGTCGAAGTTTGACGCAATGGAAAACGACGCCAACGAATTGAAGGCCAATTTCGAGCGCGTCGAGCGTTCCGAAGCCATGAAGCGCGAAATCGCTTCCAAGCGTGAGGAATCCAACGAGCAACGCGCCGCAGCTGCAAAGCCCGAACAGCGCGCCGTTTTCGCTAAATTCTTGCGTCACGGTGTGAATTCTTTGACCAACGAAGAGCGCGCCGAATTGCGCGGAACCGCGACCCAAATCGCTGGAACCGATTCTTTGGGTGGTTTCCTTGTTCCCGAAGATTTCAGCAACGCCCTTGACGTTGCGATGAAATTCGCCGGACC